CCGCATCCGGCGGCTGCGGAACGCCCTGTGGGCGGTGGCCGCCGTGCTGACGGTGCTGCTGGCGGTGGAGCTGATCTGGCTGCTAAGCAGCAGACCGGCGCCGGAGGGCACCGCGCAGGAGCCACAGGAGATGGCGGTCCTGCTGGAGCCGGAGGTCACGGAAAGCACCGGCGTGTTCACGGTGACGGGCTACTGCGCCTGCTGCACGCCGTACAGCCATCTCAACCGCTGCGGCGACCTTGTGCTGACCGCCAGCGGAGAGTGGGTACACCTTGGCGATGCTGTAGCGGTGGATCCGGACATCATTCCGCTGGGCAGCACCGTGACCATAGGCGAAAAGACCTACAGGGCGCTGGATACCGGTGTGTACGGCTATGTGGTAGACATCCTCATGTCACATGAGGATGCCGCCGCGGCCGGCGCCAGAAGGGAGCTGGTGACATGGAAAACCGACCTAAGACAGGGAGAAACGCCGAGCTGAAGCCCTGTCTGAACTGCGCCGAACGATACATCGGCTGCCACGGCCGGAACGAGGACGGGAGCTACCGCTGCGGGAAGTACGCCGAGGTGGAGGCCGCCAGGGCAGAGGAACGGGTGAAGCTGACCGCCTACCGGCGGGAGAAGGAGATAGACCGCTACCAGCGGCACAAGATCAATGAGTACAGCGCAAAGGCCGAAAAGGCCCGGCTGTGCGGAAGGGGACGGTGAACATGGCCGAGGGAAAGAGCAAGAAGGACGATTTCCTGTGGTGGGTACAGTGCGAGGGCCACTACGACGTGCGGTGATCGCCCCCAATTGGGAGCTGGCCACGGTGGAGGCGGCGCACCTGTGGGGCGTGCCGTGGGCCAAGGTGGCCGCCCGGTGCGAGCTGCGGGAGAAGCTGCCGGTGGTGCGGAACGTGTGCCAGCGGTGCGGCAAGATCTTCCACGGCTCCGGCCCGCTGTGCGATGACTGCATCAGCATCATCCGCATCGAGGAGCAGCGGAAGGCCGCCGCCAGAAAGGACTACTTCCGGCGGCTATATGCCGGACACTGAGGAGCCGGGCGAGAGACAAACAGACAAACAGGAGGAACTGTGCGATGAACGAGTATTTGGACAAGGCGCTGGAGAAGCTGCGCGGCGCCAAGGCGCCGACGGGCCAGCGAGAGGCCGTGGTGTTCAAGCCGGTGGTGGCGGCGCTGGAGGACTTCTGCCGGCAGGATGCGGAGTTCGCCCAGGCAGTGGTACAGGGAGGCAGCGTGGAGGACTGCGTCAAGACCGTGCTGAAGGGCGTGGGCGGTAGCCTGAGCGACCTTGAGGCCTACAAGCGGGCGGCGGCGTTCTTCTTCCCCGGCTGCGTGGTGACCATGAAGCTGTCCATTGCCATGTGCGAGCATGACGTAGTCCCGGCGGCACCGCAGGAGCGCAAGGCTGTGGTGCTTGATCTGGCGGACTTTTGGTGAGCGCCATGATGGACGAAAAGGAGAGGGCCTCCGCGCTGGAGCGACTGACCCCGAAGCCCACAGCGCAGGAGATGGAGGCGGTAAACGGACTGTTCCGGCACTTCCTGTTCAAGCGCTGCGGCAAGAGCGAGATATGGACTACCTGCTGCCGGCGGCATACCTTTGTCAAGCCAGACACGGACAACGCCGACGAGCTGCGCGTCCTGCACGCGCCGCACACGCCGGAGCCCCGGAACGGCTGGGACCATTCGCCCACGGTGAAAAGGCGCTGCAGGTGCCCCTACTGCGGCGCGGAGGTCACGGTGAAGGAGCTGCGGTACTCCGGCGGGCGGGCCAACCTGTGGAGCTTCCGGCGGGCGGTCATCCTGCGGCAGTGGCGCGGCGCCCTGTGGGCCACGGCGTGGGACTGTGAGAAGAACTACAGCCACGTCGGTATGGACGGTGAGCCGGTACTGACTGAGCTTCCGGAGATGAAGCTGCTGGGTGTGTACCGCTTCGCGCCGGGCGTGGCGGAACAGGCCACGCGGCCGTGGTGGTGCAGCGGCGGCACACCCATGAGCTACCACCGCCAGACCGCGCCCGGCAAGAGCAACGGGCGCAAGGGCGGGCTGTGGAAAATACATTCGCCCTACACCTACTGCGCCGAATTGGGCAGCAGCTATGACGTGATCGGGCTGCTGGAGGCAGACAAGGGCTTTATGCGCTGGTGCGGCCTCGGAAAGATACATCTCCCCTCGGACGACTTCATTGAGCTGCTGACGGCGTGCTGCTTTTACCCCCGCCAGATCGAAATGCTGGTGAAGCTGGGGCTGGAGGACGCGGTGAAGGACCTTGTGGGGCGCGGCGTGCGGAACGCCGACATCATCAAATGGGACGCGGACAAGCCCAGGGACTTTATGAAATGCACGCCGAAGGAGGCAATGGCCGCGTGTTCCGTGGGAGAGCCGCTGCGGACGCTGCGGCTGTATATCCGGCACAGGGATACGCCGCTGAAAATGACCATAGAAACCGCGGCGTGGCTCGCTGAGGCGACCATCGGCCGCGGCGAGGAGAACTACGCCGTGCGCCTGCTGAAGCGGCTGGACATCACGGCGGAGAAGCTGACGGCCTATCTGGAAAAGAACCGGGTAGCGCTGCAGGAAGGCGGCAGGCCCGGCTCCGGCACCCGGAGAGGGGTGCTGCAGCTGTACAAGGACTATCTGGACGCGGCGGAGCACTGCGGGATGGACATGGAGAACCCGCTGATCCTCATGCCGCGGGACCTCGTGGAAAAGCATGACCGGGTGACAGCGGCGTGGAGCGCCATACAGCGCCAGTACCGGAAGGCGGAGGACACAGCGGCACAGAAATCCGCCGAGGAGGCCTACAGGAAGCGGCTGCGCGCCCTGTCTGAAAAGTATCTATTCTGGACGGACGACTTCCTTATCCGCGCACCGGTCAACGCCGATGAGATCGTGGACGAGGGCAAGGCGCTGAAGCACTGCGTAGGCGGTTACACTGCCCGGCACATGACGGGAGCGACAACCATCCTGTTCCTGCGCCGGCGTGACAGGCCCCACACGCCGCTGGCGACCATCGAAATGAAAGGCAACACAGTCGTGCAGGTACACGGCTACCGGAACGAGCTGGAGGGCTGCGCCGACAACCCGAACCGGGAGAGCGCCAGAAAGCTGTACGCCGGGGTGCTGGATCCATGGCTGAAATGGCTGAAGGCCGGAAGCAAACGAGATGAGGACGGCAGACCGAAGCTGCCGAAAAAGAGAGCGAGGAGGAACGCGGCATGAGTATGTATGACATGGTAGACACCACGCCGGAGGGGTATTCTGAGGGCGAGGAACTGAGCAAGATGTTCAGCGAGGATGATATGAGCGAGGCTTTTGAGGAGCGCGACATCGACGTTATCACGGAGGAGATCAACTTCTACAAGCAGCAGGCCGGCATGGCCATTCTGGAGATCGGCAAGCGGCTGGTGGAGGCCAAGGCGCAGCTCTCCCATGGGGAGTGGCTGCCGTGGCTGGAGAAAAAGGTGGAGTTCTCTGAGCGCAGCGCGCAGCAGTATATCCGGCTGTGGAAAGAGTACGGCAAATCCGCAACCGTTGCGGATTTGGGCGTGCGGAAAGCGTTGGTACTGCTGGCTTTGCCGGAAAATGAGCGCGACAGCTTCGCCGGTGAGACACACGCGGTGGACGGCGCGGAAAAGACCGCCGCGGAGATGACGGTGAAGGAGCTGGAGAAGGCCGTGGCGGAGCGCAACGCTGCCCGCCAGGAGACGGAGCAGGCCAAGGCGGACCTGTACGCCGCCCGCGAAGCCGCCAGGGAGGCGCGGGATCATGTGGAAGCCCTGCAGGGAGAGCTGGAGGCGCTGAAGAACCGCCCCACGGAGGTGGCCATCGAGCAGAAGGACGCCACGGAGGAGCAGCTGGCCGCCGCCCGGCAGGAGGCCGAGGCAGCAGCTGCCAGGCGGGTGGCGGAGCTGGAAAAGGCACTGGAGCAGGCCCGCGGCGCTGCCGCGGCGGCCGAGGACAGGAAGGAGACCGCCGAGGCAGCGCTTCAGGATGCCGAACGTGAACGCGACAGCGCGCTGGATGCCGCCAAGGGCTACAAAGCCGAGGCGGAGGCCGCCCACAAGCTGGCCGCTGCCGCCAGCAACGAGGGCATGGCCAAGTTCAAGGTGGTGTTCGATCAGACGGTGGAAAACGTGAACACGCTGGCCGCGCTGCTGCAGGCGCTGCCGGACAGTCAGCAGGAGAAGCTGCGGCGGGCACTGCTGGCACTGGCTGACCAGGTGCGGAAGGTGGGCGCGTGATATGGCGGAACACTGCGGAAGCTGCGTGTGGCGCTCCGGCCGGGCCGGATACAAATGCGACTACGCCGGCAAGACGGACCATACGCGAAAGGCGGAGTCTCCGGACGGCTGTACCTACTACCTGCGGGGTGACATCGTAACGGACGACCGGACAGCCCAGCGGCTGTATCGCAAGGTCATGGCAAAGAGAAAAGCGGCGGGGCTGGCGTGAGCCGCCCCGCACCGCCCTCTTTTGAAAGCGGCTGCCCGATGACCGGGCGGCGGCTTTGAGGAGAGGAGGCGAGGGTGTGAACCTGCGGAACCCGAAGGAATACTGCGAAAACCTCTTGTGGATACGCACAAAAAAACAGACGATGGCGCGCCTGCGCTTCAACGACGCGCAGAATAACCTGTACGGCGTCATCCGCCGGCAGGCGGCACAGGGGAAGCCCGTCCGTCTGATCGTCCTCAAAGGACGGCAGGAGGGTATCTCCACGGTGACGGAGGGGCTGATGTTCCAGGATACGGTGACGCGCCCCAACGTAAAGACGCTGATCGTGGCCCACGAGAACACGGCCACGGCCAACCTGTTCAAGATGAACAAGCTGTTCTACGACAGCCTTCCGCCCGGCGCGCAGCCTATGCGGAAGAACTCCAACGCCAAGGAGCTGGTGTTCGAGAACCCAACCAAGGACGAGAAGGAGAAGCGCCGCCGGCCGGGCCTGCGGAGCTCTATCCGCTGCCAGACGGCGGGCAAGGGCGGCGTAGGCCGAAGCGACACGCTGACCAATGTACATATCTCCGAGTACGCCTTCTGGCCCAAGAACAAGGACGAGCTGCTGCTGGGCATCATGCAGGCGGTGCCGGATGAGCCGGACACGATGGTGGTCATCGAGTCCACCGCCAACGGCTACGACCACTTCAAGACACTGTGGGACGACGCGGTGGCCGGCGTCAACGCATGGACGCCGGTATTCCTGCCGTGGTACCTGGAGCCGGGGTACCGAAAGAGCGTGCCAGAGGGCACCGTGTGGGACGAGGAGGAGGAAGGCCTCCGGCGGGACTTTGGGCTGGACGATGAGCAGCTCATGTGGCGGCGCTGGTGCATCAAGGCCAACTGCGGCAACGACGCGGCTATGTTCCGGCAGGAGTACCCCAACACGCCGGACGAGGCATTCCTGCTCAGTGGCGAGGGCTACTTCGACAACGCGGCGCTGGGCCGGCAGCGGATGCACGCACCGGCGCCCGCATCCGTGGGCTGGTTCGTTTTCGACGAGCCGGCGGAGCCGGGGGACGCGCCGCGGAACTGGCGGTATGAGCCCGGCGAGGCCGGGGCTGTGCGTATCTGGAAGGCACCGGAGAGGGGCGTGCCCTATGTGCTGGGCGGCGATACAGCCGGCGAGGGCAGCGACCGCTTCACAGCCTTTGTACTGGACAACCGCACCGGGGCGCAGGTGGCAGAGCTGCAGATGCCCTTGTCTGAGATACAGTATGCCCGGCAGATCTACTGCATGGGCCGGTATTACAACGATGCGCTGGCGGCGGTGGAGGTCAACTTCTCCACCTATCCGGAAAAGAAGCTGGAGGAGTGGCACTACCCGAAGCTCTACCAGCGGGAGCGCTTCGACACCTTTAAGAATGTGATGGTCAAGTCCCAAGGCTGGGTGACCTCCCCTAAGACGCGGCCCCAGATGTTGGCCACGCTGCACACGGTGATGGACGAGGAGCCGGGGCTGGTGGTGTCGGCATGGACACTGGGGGAGATGATCACCTTCGTGTACGACGAGAACCGCAAGCCGCAGGCGGCGGTGGGGGAGCACGACGACCTTGTGATGGCGGCGGCCATCGCCCACAGTGTCCGGCCCCAGCAGCGCTACACGGCGGAGGCCGAGGCGGCAGACCGGCGGCACTGGACGCAGGATATGTGGGAGGACTGGCGCCGGGCTAATCTGGCGACGCGGAAGCAGTTGGAAGCGGAGTGGAAACGCTCCAAAAAATAAAAACAGGAGGAATGTGCGAAATGGATTTCTTTATCTTGCAGCAAGCGCTGGGGGTGGAGTGATGGAACGACTGACGGCACATAGCAAGCAAACATCGCACGAAAACGGTATCTGCTGCACACATTTTTGCGGCCCCGAATGCCTCGGAGTTGGCGGAAACTGCGCCATGAATTGCAAGTGGGAAGAAGCGGCGTGGAGTCGCCTCGCCGCCTACGAGGACACGGGGCTGGAACCGGATGAAGTGAACGCACTTCAAAAAGATTGGAGCGACCTTTGCACGGTGATCGGAGAATGTGGCGGCATCGACCGCCTGCGCGAGTTGGCCGAGGCCGACAAGGCCGGTCGGCTGGTGGTGCTGCCGTGCAAGGTGGGTGATACGGTGTGGATTACAGGCTCAGTTCGGCGCTTGTATAGCGAAAAAGTCAGAACATTCTTCTGCGGCGATCCGAGTTATAGTCGCGGGATGGCCGACAACGGCGTGAAGATGATACGCACAACGGGATGCGATATTCCCATCCATGAATTTGGCAAGACCGTATTCCTCACCCGCGAGGAGGCGGAGAAAGCGCTGGAGGCGATGAAGAAGGAGGAAACTGAGCATGCGTGACGAAGATCTGTTGGCCGCGCTGCGGCGGCTGAAGGTGCAGACCGGGAGCCCCGCCTGCCTGGGCTGCGGGTGGGAGCATAACTGCGGGATCCATGGCTGCGCCATTCTGCGGGAGGCCATCGCCTTTGTGGAAAAGAAGCTGGCGGAGGACAAATCCCGCAGCGTGATGGAGTACCGGGATGGGCAATAGGGTGAACCCGCGGCGGGTGCCGCGGACGCAGAAAGACGTGGATGCTGCCTATGACCGGGGCGTCACGGAGGGCCTGCACCGGGGCATTGAGCTGATGCTCTACGTTCTCATCGACAAGCGCAGCGCACCTATGGACGATGTGCAGCAGCTGGCCAATGAACTGAACCACGCCGCCGGGTGCGTGGCCGATGGCTACATCACATGGGCGGACATTCGGCAGATGCTGAAGGAATACGAGGTGGAGGTGGTGCTGGAATGAAGAAGTACCGCGAGGAGCTGTACAGGAAGACGGCGTATTGTCCGACGTGCCGGGGCGTGACGCCACAGGGCTGCCCGCGCTGCGGCGGGGTGGGACTGGTGGTAGTGCCGGCCACAAGAGGCGACGTCCTCCGGCGGATGTCGGACAGGGAGCTGGCGGTGCAGCTGTTCGACTTCCGCTTTGACGGCTACGCCAAGGCGCAGGGCGCGGAGACCGCCCTGCCGGACACGATACAGAGCATAGAAAACTGGCTGAAGGAGTAGATGGGCAAATGAAAAACGAAGGAGGGGGGGCGGTGAGACACCTGCAGATGTCGGAGAGCGAGATCGTGAGCAGCTACCGCACGGCCCGCGATCCTAAGCGGCAGATCGGCATACTGGCGGAGCTGAACGCGGTGACGCCGCGGGAGATCCGGGAGGTGCTGGAGGAGGCCGGGGCACTGATGCTGAAGCCCAGGAGCCACGGCGGCGGGCGGCCCCTCAGCTTCGATGCCGCGGCAGCGCGGCAGATGTTTGAGGCAGGCCTCACCGACGAGGAGATGGCCCGGAAGCTGGGCGTGCCGGAGAAGCGCCTCGCCGAATGGCGGCGCCGGCAGGGGCTCATGCGGCCGAAGTACAACAGGGCCCGCGCGGCGGCCGAGGCAGAAAAAACAACGGCTCCGGCACAGACGCTGGAGCAGAAGGAGGAAAGTATGGCGGTGATGACGACAAGCACCTCCGCGCCGGCGGAGAAGGCCAACAAGGTGGTGACGGTGGAGACACTGTTTGACCTGCTGCGGAGCGCGGTGGACGCCGGGTACGGCGAGGCACCGGTGACGGTGGAGCGCTGCCGCTTCACGGAAATGCGGCTGCGCGTGGAGCTGCTGATGACCGGCGGGCTGCGCGTAGGCGGCGAGCCGGTGGCGGTGGAGCTGGAGGGCGTGCCGGAGGCAGCGGCGGGGAAGGAGGACTAAACCATGGCGGATGTGAATGTGGCACTGCTGGTCAGCCAGACGGTGACCGAGGCCCAGAGCCAGAGCCGGATCAAGATGGGCCGGGACTATGCCAGCTTTTACGAGGCGTGGGCGGTCCTGCGCCAGCGGATCGAGGAGACCAAGCGGGACGCCAAGGCGCTGGAGAAGCTGCACAGCGAGCTGTGGGACGCCATCAAGGACGGCAACGAGGACGAGGCCCTCATTGAGCTGGGCGCCATCAACGCCAACGCAGCGGCGCTCTGTGCGGCCTTCGCGGGCATGGCGGCGGAGGCCCAGCGGTCCGTGGAGGAACAGACGTAAACGAGAAAAAGCCCAGCCCCGGAAGCGGCTGGGCGATGGCATCGGCGGACATTGGTATAGCCGCCCCGGACGGCCGAAGGACTGCGCTCATGCGTGGTGTACTGACGTAGGCAGGTCGGGGCGGCGATATGAGTGTCTGACTACCTTATATATAATACGCGCGGGCGCGTATCTGTGGGCTCGTTAAAAGCCTATGTTTGGCGGGAAGGCCGCTTGCAGCGGAGGAACGGCACCGCGTGACGGCTCCTCCGTGGACGGCGGGCAGGCGGCTTTACCGGCGGGCGGAGAAATGAACAGGCGGCTCGTGCGGGCACGGGCGCGACCTATGCTATTTTATCGCGGGAGAGGGAGGGTCATACCATGACGACGGCGAAGGAGGGAATGTACATGATCACCAAGATCACCAGCGGCTCCGTGGTGGAGCGCCGTAAGACCTATGTGGGGCGCAGGCCATCCCGGCGGGGGGCGCGGATCAAGGGTGCCAGCAGCGAGAAGAAGCAGGAGAACAACCGCCAGCAGGCCATCCTCGCCCTGGCGCGGACACTGAACTGCAACTATGCCAACGGCGACGGGTATCTGACGCTGTCCTTCACAGACGAGGCGCTGACCGCCTGCGGCGGCACGCTGGCAGGGGCCAAGAAGGAGGCGCGGAAGTTCGCGGACCGTGTGGCCTACCGGATGAAGAAGCACGGCAAGGTGCTAAAATGGGTGATCGTGCCCAGTGAGATGGACGGCGAGACCGGGGAAGTGGTGCGCGTCCACGTCCATGTGGTCATATCCGGCCACGGCCTGCGGCTGGAGGATGGCGTGTTCTGGCTGTACGGCGAGAAGCTGGACGACGTGTGGGGCAACGGCACGGTGGACGTGCAGATCCTCCGGCGGCAGAAGGACTACTACCCGCTGGCCCGGTATCTCATCCTGCAGGCGCGGGGCGTAGCGGACGAGAAGAAGTACAGCGTCAGCCGGAACATGGTCAAGCCAAAGGTGGAGCATTTGTACACATGGTCGCCGTCACCGCTGCGGGTGCCAGCCGGGGCCTCGGCGCTGCCGGGGACGCGGTACGATCCGGAGGCGGGGGTGAACTTCGTGCGGTACATACCCGCCCAGCGGGATCCCGCCCGGAAGGTGGGCGGCAGCAAGGAGATGTCCGTGGCCTATGCCGGGGAGCCGGTGGAGGGAGGTGACGGGGATGGGCTTTAAGAAGCTGCGGGGTGTGAAGCTGCCGGAGGAGAAGCAGGGCTTCATCCGCTACACCTGTCTGACGCTCTCGGAGCAGCCAAAGTGGATACAGGAGAAGGTCAAGTACACCTGCGACATGGTCGGAGGTGCGTACAGCCATGCTCTTTTTGAGCTGATGACCACCAGGAAAAGCGTGACGTCCATCTCACTGGACCACGCCATCACAGAGAGCGTACTGTACGACATGAGGAAGGCCTTTTACGAGAGCTGGTAAACGGCTCGTTTTTTGGGATAACTGACACGCTTTAACTGAATGAACTGCCCGGAAGCTGTGATTTTGCACGGCCTCCGGGCTTTTTGCGTTTTTCCGCATTTCCGTGATAACTGCACGTTGAAGTGTTGCACAATGGATAAAACGGAGAGTATTCACCGGCGGGAAGGAGGCGGGCACCGTGGCTGAAAAAGGGCAGAGACAACTGAGCGAGAAGCAGCGGCGCTTCGTGCGGGAGTGGCTGGTGGACATGAACGGCACGAGGGCCGCGGTCCGGGTACAGCGAAAAAAGCGCGGCCAACACGGCCAGCCGGTTGATGAAGGATCCGGACGTGCAGGCCTACCGGGACGAGCTGCTGAAAACGGAGTTTGAGGCGCTGGGCGTGACACGACACTCGCTGGCGGTGGAGGTCTGGCGCGTGTACGAACGGTGCAGCGCCGCCAAGCCGGTGATGCAGTGGGACAGCGATTTGAAAGCCTATGTGGAAAGCGGCCAATGGCAGTTTGACGCCAAGGGCTGTTTGAAGGCGCTGGGAATGCTGCACGACATGATCGAGCGCATGGACCGGCAGGACGATGAGGACGGCGCCGGGGATTATGAAACGATGCTTGCCGGCGGGAGCCGGGAATTTTAACAGGAGGAAGCCATGAACAGGAAAGACCAGGAGAAGCTGCAGGTGTGGCAGGAGCGTCTGACGCTGGCGGAGAACGCCATCGCCGGGGAACGCGAGAGGATGCTCCGGCGGGAGCAGCAGTATGAGGGCGGGCACACCATCTACGCCCCGGACGGCACCAAGGCCAGGGAGAGCCTTGCCAGCCATGTGCGGAACGTGAGCTTTGAGATCATCGAAACGCAGGTGGACAGCACCATCCCTTCGCCGAAGGTTACGGCGGTGCGGGAGGAGGACGAGTGGCTGGCCGACGTGATCGAGGCCATGCTGCGGGACGTGATGGACCGGCTGCCCTCGGAGCGCATGAACGACGAGGGCGAGAGACTGAGCCCGGTGCAGGGCGGCTACGGCTTGCTGGTGGACTGGCTGGACAGCGTCAGCGGGAAGGACTGGCTGGGCGACCTGAAGGTGAGCCTTGTCCACCCCTACGGCATCGTGCCGCAGGCCGGCATGACGCAGGTGGCGGACATGGATTTCTTTTTCCTCAAGACGCCGCAGACGAAGCGACAGATACGAAAGTTCTACGGCGTGGACGTCAACGACGAGAACGAGAGCGATCCGTCCGCCCGGCGGCTTGGCGCGTCGGCGGACACCACGGACCAGCTGGTGACGATGGTGACCGCCTACTACCGCAACGGCAAAGGCGGCATCGGGCGGCTGCGCTGGGTGAACGACGTGGTGCTGGAGGACCTGGAGGACTATCAGCTCCGGCGAGTACACCGCTGCACCGCCTGCGGCGCCGTGGGCGACGGCAAGAAGTGCGCCTACTGCGGCTCCAAGAAGTTTGAGGATGAGGTCATGGAGTACGAGGAGCTGACGGAGGACATCGTGCTGCGGAATGGCGCGGTGATCCCGGCGGTCAGCACCGTGCGGAACGAGATGGGCCAGCCGGTGGCACTGGAGGCGGGCGTGCTGTTGCCGCAGATGCAGCCGGGCGGCGGTCCGGCGGTGGCCATGACGGAGGCGGCCTACCGGCAGGAGCAGACGCGCATCCCCTACTACAAGCCGGACGTGTTCCCGCTGGTCATCCGCAAAAACGTGAGTATGCCAGGGCGGTTCTGGGGCAGCAGCGACCTTGACGCCATCTTTGACCAGCAGAACAGCCTCAACAAGCTCTGCACGAAGTTGAACACGAAGGTGTTGTCCGGCGGCAGCTTCACCACCGTGCCGCCCGGCGCGCAGTTCATCACCGATAAGGACGGCGTGCGGGTGGAACTGCAGAACCCGGCGCAGGTGGAGATGATCAGGACCTTTAACACACAGGTGGACATCAACACAGATCTGGCCATGATGGCGCAGATCTACGAGCAGGCACGGCAGACCATCGGCATCACGGACAGTATGCAGGGCCGGAAGGACCCCACGGCCACCAGCGCCGTGGCCAAGGAGTTCAGCGCCCAGCAGGCGGCGGGGCGTCTGGAGAGCAAGCGGGTGATGAAGCGGGCCATGTACCAGGACCTGTTTGAAGCCATCTTCAAGTGGATGCTGGCCTACTGCGACGAGCCGCGCACCATACGGCGGACGGACGAACACGGCGACGTAGAGTATGTGACCTTCGACCGCCACGACTTCCTGTACCAGGACGAGGCGGGGGAATGGCAGTACAACACGGATTTTCTGTTCTCCTGCGACAGCTCGGCGCCGCTGGCCTCGGACCGGCAGGCGCTTTGGAAGGAAACGCGGATGAACTTCCAGGAGGGCGCCATGGGCAGCCCCACGGAGATCACGACGCTGCTGCGGTTCTGGGAGCAGATGGAGAAGCTGCACTACCCCATGGCCGGGGATATGGTCAAGAGCCTGCGGGATCAGATGGAGCGCCAGCAGGCCCAACAGGCCCAACAGACGCCGCCGACGGCGCCGGACGGCCCCGGCGGCAGCGGCGGCACGGAACCCACGGCGGAGGAGCTGCTGGCGATGGCGGCACAGCAGGGAGGGGGCGAGATGGCATGAAGTGCCCGGAGTGCGGTCTGGAGATGATGATCTACAGCGCCACGGTGAACGCGGACGGCGGCAGCGATACCGCCTATGTGTGCCGGAACCCGCAATGTGCCCGGTACGACCGGCGGCTCAGAAAAAAGAAGGACGCTCCGGCGGCGGACGACGCGGCCGAAGCGTAAGACGGCCCTCCGGGGCCGCGGTGGGTGGTTTCGCACGCCGCCCGGAGCCAGACAGATTTTCCTCCTGTCTTACTACCGGACGCCCTGCCGAAAGGCGGGGCATCCACCGCAGCCCCGGAGCTGCACAGACGACATTTCGCCGGCGGGACGGCGGGAAAAACCCGAATACGGCGAAAGGAGGGCATGAGGTATGGAGAAAAAGAAGGGCTACATCGGCAGTATTGCCAACGTAGGCAGCCAGCGCGTGGAAGCGCCCGCCCAGAAGGCGGCGCCTGCCCAGAAGGGCACCGTGCGCTTTACCGGTAACGACCTTCGGACCGGCACCGGCGCCACCAAGGGCAAGCGCAAGTAAGCACGATTTTGTTGCCTCCAACAAAATCACCGCCTGCGGGCGGGACATTTCGCTTGGCCCCGGCGGAAAAGGGGCGTATTCGCACCGAACGCGGAAAAATCGGAAAGGAGAACACCATGAACGGATTGACGGAACAGGACTATGCGGAGGCCTTCGGCGTGGAGCTGCCCGATGAGGGCGGCGAGACAGGAGGCACGCAGGAACCTGTGGAAAGCGGTATCGGCGGCGCCGGTGAAGAAGGCGCGGCACAGGAGCCGGGCACGGAGGCCCATGAGGACGGCGGAGATCCTGCTGAAGCGGGAGACGGCGCAGCAGCGCCGGGCGCGGAAGCGGGACAGAGCGCCGAGGAGCGCAGCCGGCAGGCCTACGGACGCCGGGCACGGGAGCGCGAGGCGGAACGGCAGGCCCTGACAGCGGCGGCGCAGGCCCGTGTGGACGCAGTGTATGCCGACCTGTTCGCGGGCCAGACGAACCCCTACACCGGCCGGCCCATCCGCACGGAGGCGGACTTCCGGGCCTATCAGGAGGCCAAGGCCAGACAGGAGCGCGAGGAGCAGATGCTCTCCGCCGGCGTGGATCCGGCGGCACTGCAGGGCATGGTGGACGACGCCGTGAAGCCACTGCGGGAGCAGGTGCAGCGCCAGCGCCTGGAGGGCATGAGCGCCGAAGCGCGGAACGTGACCGCCCAGGCACAGGCGGTCATCCGGCAGGGCCTTGAGGCGGTGCGCGTGAAGTACGACGGCAGCGTCCAGAGCCTTGAGGACATTGTGGCCATGCCCACCGGGGCAGCCTTCCGCGACTATGTGGAAAAGGGCCTGTCCATCGAGGATGCCTTCTACATGGCCAACCGCGACGCCGTGGACAAGCGGCGCATGGAGGCGGCCAAGCAGGCGGGCATCAAGCAGGCCAGCGGCAAGCGTCACATGGCCCCGGTGCCCGGCGCTGCGGGCGAGGCCCCCTATGTGGCCACACCGCGGCAGAAGGAGCTGTACCGCGAGATCAATCCCAATGCGACGGACGACGAGATCAACGCCGCATACGGAGAATTCTACAAACAGTGAAGCCCCGACACGGGGCGGGAAAGGAGATAACAAACTATGTTCATGCTTAGCAGAATGCTGGTGGGCAATACGCCCCCCATCGTGTATATGCAGCCCACTGACGGCGAGAGCTACCAGGTGGGCGAGGCGCTGAAGCTGGCCAGCGGCAAGGTGACGCTGTGCAGCGGCGCCGCGGCGCCCAGCCATGTGTGCGTTGGCCCCATCGACGACAACGGCGTAGTGCCGTGCGTGGAGGTGCAGAAGTACATGGAGTTCGAGACCACCCTCGGCGTGGCCCCGGCGGACTCCGCGACCGTCGGCGTGGGCGACAAGGTCACCCTGCACACCGACGGTATGCAGGTCACCGCCACCAAGACCGGCGGCGTGGCAGAGGTCACCGGCATCGACGGCCAGACCGTCGGTTCCCGTGTGACGGTGAAGTTCTAAGCGAAGAAAGGAGATACATAACATGAGTGGTTTTCTGACCGTTTCTATCGGTTCCGGGCTGAACGGGACCATCTACGGCGATTGCCAGGTGCCGCTGAAGGCATTTCTGGAGAGCCGGGGCGAGGCGTTCCAGCGGGAGAGCCTGCTGCCCTATCTGTACCGCATGGAAAAGAGCCGCCACTGGGCGGAGCGCTATTCCAGCGAGACCGCTATGGGCGACTTCGAGCCCGTGGGAGAAGGCGGCGATTATCCCAAGACCGGCTTTGAGGACGGCTACTTCCGGGACATCGTGAACATGACCTTCAAGCAGTCCTTCTCTGTGACGCAGGAGCTGGTGGAGGACTGCCTGCTGGGCACCATGAAGCAGCGCGCCAACAAGCTGGTGACCGCCTACGGCCGCACCCGCGAGAAGTTCGGCCGCATCCTGTACGCCGGCGGCCTGTACGGCACCACCGTTTCCTACAAGGGTAAGACCTTCGCCTGCGGCAGCGCCGATGGGCAGGCCCTGTTCTCCAAGACACACCCCAACAAGGTCAACGGCGCCAAGCAGACCAACCTGTACAAGGGCACCTTCACCAACACCCTGCTGGGCAAGATCGAGACCGAGATGCAGAACATCAAGGGCGACAACGGCGAGCTGCTGGGCGTGGCCCCGGACACCATCTGGATACCCAACGATGCCGCGCTGAAGGACGCCGTGTTCTCCGCCGTGGGCGCCGACAAGGAGCCCACCTCCGGCAACAACGCCTTCAACTACCAGTTTGGCCGCTGGAACATCATCGTGGATCCCTATCTGACCGCCGCGCTGACCGATCTGGGCAAGAGCAGCGAAAAGCCCTTCTTCCTGCTGGACAGCAAGTTCATTGAGCTGAACGACGGCCCCATCTTCCAGGACCGCGTGCCTCTGGACGTGAAGTCTGTCATCGACAACAACAATGACAACAACGTCTGGCAGGGCCGCGCCCGCTTCGGCGCAGGCTTCGCCGACTGGCGGTTCGTCGCTGTGGGCAATATGTCCACCGGCACCGACCTCACCTAAGAGGAAGGCGGTGGCGGCATGACATGGGGAGATGTGAAGCTGGCTGCACTGCAGACCATGTACTCCAACGAAGGCGCTGTGCTGACGGAGGACGACATCAACCGCGAGTATATCAATGCCATGCCCGCTAAGGCCAACGAGGCGCTACAGCAGATCGCGTCCGTTGGCCGCCCCATCCTCAAGTCGTGGCAGATCGAGGTCGACGCCAACACCGACGAGCCGGCGGTGACGGCGGAGAAGCTGATCCTGCCCAAGACAAAGGACCTTTACAAGATACCCCTGCAGGACTACCTGCCGCGCTTCCGCTGCCTGAACAGCAGCGAGGTCATGTTCGCCAACGGCACCGCCTACGGTACCGCGGAGGACTGGAGCATGGAGGGCGACGACGTGTTCGTCATCCCCGGCTGCGTGGTGGGCACCTACACACTATGGTACAAGGCATACCCGCAGACCATCACGGCGGAAACGCCGGATGAGGAGGCGATAGACCTCGCAGCGGAGGCCGCTGTACTGATCCCGCTGTATATCGCGGCGGAACTGTACAAGGAGGACGACATCTCCATAGCGACCATATTGCGGAATGAGTACGAGGACGGTCTTGTGAAGGTGCAGACAGCTTACGCATCCAGCGGATCGGGCATCCGGTCCGCTGGTGTTCGTAATACGACAGGGTGGTGGTAACGCATGGCTCAATTCACGGTCCCGGCGGCAAGCAAGAAGTACAGCGTGGTGGTGGAGGCGTTCCGGGGCGTGGACCTGAACAACAGCCCCAGCAACGTGGACAAGTCCAGGTCCCCGGAGGCCCCCAACATGATACGCGACCAAGTGGGAAAGGTCCGAAAGCGGACAGGCTACACCACGATGGTGACGGCCTACGGCAACGCGGCTATCAACGGCATCCACCGGCTGGCCGGCGAGGTGCTGGTCCATGCCGGCGGGAAGCTGTACCGGCGGAACATCGGCACGGACGGCGCGTGGACACTGGAGGCCATAGGGGACATGGCGGACGCCAGGAGCCGCAGCTTCGTCTTTGACGAGAAGCTGTATCTGCTGGATGGCAGCGTGTACCGCGTCTACGACGGCACGACGCTTTCGGCGGTGAGCGACAACGCCACGGTGCCGACGATCATCATCTCCCGCCGCCCCACCGGCGGCGGAACGGCCTACCAGGGGCTGAACCTCATCGGAAAGAAGTGGACGGAGAGCTTCCTCGGCACGAAGGACGCTACGGTGTACCAGCTGACCACGGAGGGGCTGGACAGTGATCCTGTGACGGCGGAGGTGCTGAACAGTGACGGCGAGTGGGTGGCCAAGGTGGAAAACACGGACTTCACCGTGGACAGGGAAGCGGGGAAGGTGACGTTCAACACCGCGCCGGGGGAGAGTCCGGTGACGGGACAGGACAACGTACACATTACCGCCTCCAAGACGCGGGAGGGGTACGCGGACACCATCAACCACTGCACCATCCCGGCGGTGTACGGCGTGGGCGGTGCCACGGACCGGGCGTTCCTCAGCGGGAACAGCTACAAGAAAGGCACCGATTTCTACAGCGAGTTCGACGATCCGGCCTTTTTCCCGGACACCAACTACACCAAAATAGCCCGCGACGGCGGCGAGGTGGTGGGGTACACCGTGCTCAGCAATACGCTGGCGGCGTTCCTCACCGGCAGCGCCGACGGCCGGAACGTGGTGGTGCGTACCGGCTCGCTGAATGAGGACGGCGAGGCGGTGTTCCGCATCACCAACACCATCATCGGACAGGACGCGGTGGCGCCGGACACCTTCTGCCGGACGGACAAGGAGCCGCTGTTCCTCACGGACCGCGGCGTGTTCGCCATCACGGCGGAGGAGCTGACCGGTGAGAAGTACAGCCAGGAACGCAGCTACTACATCGGCAGCGCCATCCGCGAGGCGGAGGACCGCAGCGCGGCCAGCGCGTGCATCTACGGCGACTTCTACGCCATGGCGCTGGACGGCACGGTGTACCTGCTGGACCTGCAGCAGAAGACCTACGAGAAAAACAGCCCTTACAGCAGCTTCCAGTATGAGTGCTACTACTTCCCGGACATCCCGGCCCGCGTCATGTTCATGGATAAGGACGGCGCGCTGTGCTTCGGCACGGCGGACGGGAAGCTGTGCCGGTTCGCGTCGGATCCGGACAGCCCGGCCAGCTACAACGACGACGGCGAGGCTATCACGGCATACTGGGACACGGCGGACTTCGACGGCAACCTGTTCTTCCAGACAAAGTCGTTCACAGGCGTGGCCGCCCGGCTGGCGGCGGCACCTGTTACCGGCGTGAAGATCTACGCGCTGGTGCGGGGTATCTGGAAACAGGTGTACGACGCCAAGAGCAAGGCCCGGTACCTGAGCTTCGAGTACATCGACTTCGGAAAGTTCACCTTCAGCGGAGATCAGACGCCGCGCACGCTGTACGGCAAGGTGAAGCTGAAAAAGGTGGACAAGGTGCGGTTCCGCCTGCGGAACGACGAGGTGAACGAACCCTTCGGCCTGTACGCCTTCGGCGTGCAGTACAAGGAGCCGGGCACCAACTACAGGAGATAAGGCGGTGAATACATGGGACTGAGCGATTTCAAGATCACGGATGCCGACATTACCAGTAAAGGCGTACAGGCATCCCCGGACCAACTCAGCGGCACGGCTGAGGACAACAAAAAGGTCTTTGACCGGCTCACCTCCGGGCCGGTGAGGGACGGGCACAACAAGCTCATCGACGCGCTGGTCGCGCTGGGCGTGGAGCAGCTGATCCAGTACGGCAGCGAGGACATCAAGTACATCCGGCTGAATGCGGACGAGCACATCGAGGTATCCTCGGACGGCGCGACATGGACGGAGGTGGCCTCGTCCGGGCACCTGGTCTACGATGCGGCGGGGCGGCAGATGCCGCAACGGAGCCGGCTGAAGTTCGGCGGGGCCAGTGTGGTAACGGACGACGGCACCTACACCATCGTATCCGGCGTGAAGGGCGACAAGGGCGATACCGGCGCGAAGGGCGACAAGGGCGAGAAGGGCGACACCGGCGACCAGGGGCCGCGGGGCGCGGCATGGTATCCGGCGGTGGACGGCCTGGGCAACCTGACGTTCGTACTGAGCGAAACGGCCACGCCGCCGCCCGCCTACAACATCCGCGGCCCCCAGGGACCCCAGGGCGTACAGGGATTGCAGGGCGCCGCGGGCGCCACCGGCCCACAGGGCATCCAGGGCCCACGCGGTTTGCAGGGCGCCAAGGGCGAGAAGGGCGCCACCGGCGCCGCAGGTGCCACCGGCCCTGCCGGTCCTGCCGGCGCGCAGGGCGCACAGGGCATACAGGGCCCACAAGGCGAGACAGGCCCGCAGGGCGCGACCGGTGCCACCGGCCCCGCAGGCCCCACCGGCCCACAGGGCCAGAAGGGCGATCCCGGCGAGGACGGCAAGTCCTTCACCGTTCAGGACATTTACCCGACGCTGGCGGCGCTGAAGCAGGCGTTCCCCACCGGCAACGAGTACGCCTACCAGGTGACGGCGGAGGACGATGAGATCTTTATATGGTCTGAGCTGGCCACGGACTGGGTGAGCCTCGGCAAGCTGCAGGGCCCGCAGGGACCACAAGGCCCCACGGGCGCCACCGGCGCACAGGGTCCCAAGGGAGACGCCGGCCCACAGGGACCGCAGGGCGTGCAGGGTATCCAGGGTGAAAAGGGCGAGCAGGGCGCTACCGGCGCGACGGGCCCCTCCGGCCCTACCGGCCCGGAGGGGCCGGAAGGCCCACAGGGCCCCCAGGGCGAGACAGGCCCCCAGGGCGAGCAGGGCATCCAGGGCCCGCAGGGCGAGGCAGGTGAGAGCGCCTACACCGCCGCCAGCAAGGGCGGCTACACCGGCACGGAAACGCAGTTCAACAGCGACCTGGCCAAGATCGGGAACAAGGCGGACAAGACGGTGCCCGCAGCGGCGGGCAACCTGGCCGCGCTGGACGCGGCGGGCAACCTGTCCGACAGCGGCAAGAAGGTGGGCGACTTCCAGACCAAGGTGACGGCCAGCGGCCTGCTGAAGGGCGACGGCTCCGGCGGCGTGACCGCGGCGGCGGCAGGCACGGACTACTCCGGCCCCAAGGCCACGGTGACGGCCACGCTGCTGGCGTCCGGCTGGACGGGCAGCGAAGCGCCCTTTGTGTACACGCTGGCCATCGCCGGGGTGACGGCCACCAGCTACCAGGAGTTGCTGCCGGCGGTGAACATCACGGCGGAGCAGCTGAAGGCATTGCAGGCGGCCAACATCACGGACGCCGGACAGGCGGCGGGCACCATGACGCTGAAGGCCTACGGTAAGAAGCCCGCCGTGGGCATCCCCATCCGTGTCATCAAGGAGGGAGAGTAAAGAAATGCCTACTATCATTCGATTTGGCGGCGGCGCCGGGGACGGCGCGCAGAAGCTGGTGGTGAACGTGGACAGCGGCGCCACGGTGACTGCCCGGAAGGGCAGCGTGGCGGTGAGCGCCGTCAGCGAGAACGGACAGGCAGTGCTGGAGCTGGACGAGGCGGGCACCTACACCGTGAGTGCCACCAAGGATGGCACCACCACGCCGGACGTGAAGACGGCCACGGTGCCGCAGGAGATCACCCTCAGCTTCGTGGCGGCGGAGCTGAACACCAACAGCTGGGAGATGATCAAGGCGGTATCGGACGCCGGGCAGGGGGCCAACTACTGGTCCGTGGGCGACACGAAGGACGTGACGCTCACCGGCAACTGGCAGGACCTCATCATGTCCAATGTGACCGTCAAGGCGTTCATCATCGGCTTTGACCACAACAGCGCCGTGGAGGGCGAGCACCGCATCCACTTCCTTATGGGCAAGATCGGAACCAAGATGGTGGCCTTCTGCGACAACCTGTACGACCACCAGACCAGCGGCGCGTACTTCACCATGAACACCGCGAACACCAACTCCGGCGGCTGGGAGGCCTCCCGAATGCGGAAGACGGTGCTGGGCAATAGCAACACACCGGACGTGCCCCTGGAGGGCAGCCTTATAGCGGTGCTGCCGGAGGAGCTGCGGGCGGTGATGAAGCCGGTGACGAAGTGGACGCAGAACAACTCGCCGTTGACGGCCACCACGGACTACACGTTCCTCATGGCGGAATTTGAGATCTTCGGCGCGCGGACGTATGCCAACAGCGCCGAGCAAAGTAAGCAGGCGCAGTACGACTACTTCAAGGCGGGCAACCCCAAGGTGTTCTACAAGCACTCGGCGACCACCACGGCGGTCAATGCCTGGCTGCGCTCGCCGATTGCCAGCTACAGCGACAGTTTCTGCCTTGTGGCCACGTCGGGCACCGCGTACTACGGCTATGCCAGCCGTTCGCGTGGCGTGGCCCCCGGCTTTTGCGCGTGATCGGGCGAAGCCCGTCATCGGAAAGACTATCCCCCGGCGGAAGCCGGGGGGGACGAAAGGAGAACGAGCCGAAATGAGCGTACCGGCCTATAAGAGGCAGAAGCCGGATCCGAACAACCCGCGGGATCCGGAGTTCGTGCTGCTGAGCAAGAAGCTGTATGTGGAGGTCATCGACCTGCTCTCGTGCATGAGCGCACGGTACGGCCGGCTGATCGCCGTACCGACGGCGGAGCTGGCCGGGGAGGTACAGGACTTCGCCGTGAAAGCCAACGACGTGTTCCCCAGCGACGGGCAAAAGCTGGCGCTGCGGCGGGAGTACCTGCTGCGCTGCCACGCTGCGGCCAAGGCGCTGGGCGAGAGAATGGACAAGGTACATGAGGTGCTGCGGTCCAACCCGGAGGGCGCCTTCCGCAACGGCAAGGGCGTCACGCTGAACGCCGAGGCGGCGCTGAAAAAGCTGCACCGGATGGAAACGGATGTAGGCGCCGACTGCGTGGCGCTGCGTAAGAAGCTGGAGGCGGTGGCAGACAGCGACAAGCGCCGGTATATGGCGCAGGAAAAGAAAAGGAAGTCATAAGACTATGGGTGTGTCTCTGAATAAGTGCCCGACCGTGTTGGCGGTGGGAGGCGGTCAATGCCTGGCTGCGCTCGCCGAATGCCAGCAACAGCAACAATTTCTGCAATGTGAACACGTCGGGCACCGCGAACAACAACAATGCCAGCAATTCGCTTGGCGTGGCCCCCGGATTTCGTGCCCCCTCTACGCTTGGAGGGTGAGCAGGTCGAACAGCAACAGGACCTTGCGCGAAAGGAGAGGCACTTCCCGCGACGGCGCACGCCGTCCGAAACCGTCTTCCGCACCGCTGCACGGACGCTTGCCGGAACGCCAAGGAACGGCGTTCCGACACACCCGCCGGGACTATGGCGGGCGCTTGCATGGCGGAGAATGTGCCTACCTCCGTTTCATGTGCCGCGGGAGAGCAGAGAACACGCCGGGCGGCACGGTCCGACGCTGCCGGGAGACTACCACATGACAAGCGCGGAGCGCCGGGAGGGGCGCTATCAACGACGGAAGGCACGGCGGCAGGAGCGCAGGCAGCGGCGCATGGCGGCACTGGGCACGCTGGAGGACATCGCCCGGTTCGACCGGATGTACCAATGCGGAAAGGACTGCTGCCGGGGCGTGCGGTGGAAAACCAGCATACAGGCATTCGAGGCGGAGCTGTTTCTACGGACGGCGCAGAGCTGCCGCCTGGTGGAAAGCGGCGCATGGCAGCCGCAGCGGAAGCCGGTGCACTTCACCGTGATGGAACGAGGCAAGGTCCGGCCCATCGACGCGCCCCATGTGGACGACAGGCAGGTACAGAAGGTACACAGCCGGTTCGTGCTGACGCCCTGCTACGGCCCCGCCATGATCTACGACAACGGGGCAAGCCAGCAGGGCAAGGGCCTGGAGTTCGCCTACCGGCGGCTGAAAAGGGCGCTGATGCGGCACTACCGCCGCTATGGCCGGGAGGGCAGTGTGATCCTGTGCGACCTCAAGGAGTTCTTTCCCTCGGCGCCGCGCCGGACACTGCTGGACCGCCACCTGCGGTATATGCCGGAGGGGCCCATCCGGGCACTGGCGGACGAGATGGTGCTGACGGCACCGGAGACTGAGCCGGGCCGGGGTATGCCGCTGGGCATGGAGCAGAGCCAACAAGAGATGGTGGCTCTGCCGTCGGCAGTGGATAACTGGCTGCGGTGCCAGATGCACATGGAGGCGCAGCACTACATGGACGACTATGTGATCCTGGTACCGCCGGGCGTGGACGCGGCGGCGGTGCTGGAGGCGTTCATCGCACGGTGCGAGGCGCTGGGGCTGCGTGTAAACCGCAGGAAGTGCCGCTATGCGCCGCTGCGGCGGCCCTTCCGCTACTGCAAGACGAAGTTCCGGCTGACGGAAACGGGCCGGGTGGTGACGCACCGCACCGGGGACGCACAGAGGCGCTGCCGGCGGAAAATGCGCCTGCTGGCCGCCAGGGGCGACTGGGAGAGCGTAAGGGCGCAGATCGTGAGCGCCAAGGGCTACTACAAGAGACACAACGACAACGGACGCTTGACAGCGCTGCGGGCGCTGCACAGCGCACTGCGAAAGGAGAGGGCGGCATGAGGTATGTATGTCACAGACGGGCGCGGTTCGAGGGCATATCCGGCAGGGTGAACATCCCCTACGGCGCCGCGCTGGAGAGGCGGGGCGACTTCCTATACTACCAGGGGCGGCAGCTCTGCGCGGCCGGGAGCCAGCGGGCACACGAGCATTTCAAGCGGGACGACGATGGGCAGGGCCTGCGGCGCGGGGCGCTGACGGAGGCCATCTGCAAAACGCTGGAGCGCCGGGACGCCGGACACCAGGACCGATGGGACCGGGTGTGGGCGGACAAGCTGTGCGGGAAGTACCGGCACCCGGACCACGAGGACCACTTCCTCTGGGGCAACGCCTTCTTTGAGGCACCCATCGCAGATCTGAACTACATCGCCGCGCTGGTGGGCGCGGGAAAGGAGCGTTAGACCATGTATGTATTCAAGAGGGACGGCCAGGAGGTGGCCGCGCAGGAATGGCCGGTATGGGTACAGCTGCAGGAAAACGGCTGCTACGGCCTCTGTGAGGCCGCTGACGCGCAGGGCGTCGTGCTGGGCGGCAAGGTGTATTTCCTGAGCAACAGGACACCCATGGAGGGCACGGAGGAGGTCGCAGCGGAGGTCGTGGAGAGCGTGCCGTACCTGCGGGAGAAGGTGGACACGCTGGAGAGCCGGCTGGCCGTGCAGACGGCGGCCACAGAGGTGGCCTTTGTAACGCTGGCGGAGGCGGGGACCATTGACCAGGCCACGGCGGGAAAGCACCGGACGATGTTCGCCGACTGGACCGCGGGCGTGGCCTATACGGTGGGCCAGCTCCGCAACTACGGCGAGAAGCTGTACCGCTGCGTACAGGCCCACACGTCCCAGACAGGCTGGGAACCGGACAAGGCAGCATCCCTGTGGGCGATGGCGGCGGATCCGGCGGAGGCATGGCCGGTGTGGAGCCAGCCAACGGGTGCGCACGATGCCTACGGCGCCGGGGACAGAGTGAGCCACAACGGTAAGCGCTGGACCAGCGACGCGGACGGCAACGTGTGGGAGCCGGGCGTGTACGGCTGGACGGAGAACGCCGATGGGTGAGCTGGAGGTCATTGAGGCGCTGTGCTGCCTGGTGGAACGCGCCGTGGCCGTGATACGAGATGAACAGACGAAGGAAGCGCTGCTGCGGGAGCTGGACGCTGCCACAGGGGCAAAAGACATGACGAAAGCGCCCTGACCGGGCGCGGAAAGGAGCGAGACATGAAAGAGACTATGAACCCCATTTCTGCGGTGGTGGCCGCAGCGCTGGGCGTGCTGAGCGCCTACATGGTGCAGCTTTTCGTCCCCCTCATCGTGCTGGTGATCGCCATGGTGGTGGACTACGGCACAGGGATGGCCAAGGCGTGGTCCGCCGGTGAGCTGTGCAGCCGCACCGGCATCAAGGGCATCCTCAAGAAGGTGGGCTACCTTGTGATCGTGCTGGTGGCGATGGGCGCGGACTATCTGCTGCGCTACGGCATGGAGCAGGTGGGCATCCACATCAACGTGGATTTCCTCATCGCAGCTATTGTGATCGCATGGCTGATCATTAACGAATTGATCTCCATTCTCGAGAACGTGGCGGCCATCGGCGCGCCGGTGCCGAAGTTCCTGGTGACGCTCATTAAAAAGCTGAAGAACGTCACAGAGAGCCACGCGGAGACTGTGGCGGCGGACACGGAGGGCGCGAACGATGAAAATTAACGAGGTGGACTACAAGTGGAACGGCTCGCTGACGAAGCGGGCCGCCACCACGGCGCAGCAGATCCACAGTTGGCATCTTGCCAACGGCTGGGTGGGCATCGGGTACCACTTCTTTGTCCGCAAGGACGGCTCCGTCTACCGGGGCCGTCCGGAGGACACGGTGGGCGCCCACGCCGGCAACAACAACTACGACAGCATCGGCGTGTGCTTCGAGGGCAACTACATGACGGAGACCACCATGCCGGAGGCCCAGCGGGCCGCGGGCGCGGAGCTGGTGGCCTATCTGAAGCAGAAGTACGGCATCACGAAGGTACAGAAGCACCGGGACGTGAACGCCACCGGGTGCCCCGGCGACAACTTCCCCTTCGAGGCCATCGCCTACGGTACGCCGGTGGAGCCGGAGAAGCCGGAGGAGCCCTGCGTGAATATCACGCTGGCGCTGTATATGCTGGCCAAGGGCAGCAAGAGCCAGCAGGTGAAGCTGCTGCAGCGGACGCTGATCGGCTGGGGCTACAGCGTGGGCGTATACGGCGCGGACGGTGATTTCGGCGCGGCCACGGAGAAGGCGGTCAAGAAGTTCCAGACAGCCAACAAGCTGGCCGCCGACGGCATCGTGGGCAAGGACACATGGACGGCCCTGCTGAGAGCGTAAGGAGGTAAGGGATATGGCAAGGTACAACGGAAACATCATCCAGACCACCAATAGGAACAAGAATAACAAGACCACCGGCACCGGGAACAACCGGGGAGGCACCAAAGCCGGGGGCATCATCAACGGCGCGCTGACCGGCGCTGTCTTCGGCGGCGGGGGCACCGGGATCAAGGGCGGATCCTCCGGTGGGAGCAAGGGAGCGGTCTCTGCGCCTCCGGGCTATAAGACCGTACAGGTGGGGCGTCTTACCGGCGTAGCGAAGGATACGAGCTCCTCCGGCGGCACCACCAAAAGCAGCGGCAGCAGCGGTTCCGGCGGGAACCTGGCCGGCAGCGTGTCCGGGGCCATCGCCGGTGCGGTGAAGGACGCCGCTAAGAACGTGGCGCAGGGGAACTACTCCGGTGGGAGCTACGGTGGAAGCTCCGGCAGTTCCGGCAGCTACTCCGGCAGCGGCTACAACAACGGCGGCCTGAGCGCTGACCAGATCCGGCAGATGCAGGAATACTACGGAACCACCGCGGACGGCCTGTGGGGCGCGAATTCCAAGGCGGCAGCGGGCGGCATGAGCGCCGCCGAGGCGTGGAACGCCTACCGGGAGGCACTGGCGCAGGACGAACTGAACGGCGATATGTCGTGGGAGAACTTCCTGGACCGCATGGGCGGCACCGACTATGAGCAGCGCCTGCGCGATGCCGTCAACGCGCAGGTACAGCAGGCCGTAAACGACTACAACCGCCAGATCGAGCAGGCG